ACGTCGACCGCTGGCCGGCCACAATAGCTGGCTGGTGGAAGACCGAGCACCGTTGCCGCTTGCTTAACCGCAAGTTCCAGGCACTGATGAATCGGCGTGAACTTGGCCTCAAGCCAGTTCCGTTTTCGGTTGAATTGCAACGCTTCTACTCTGCGCTTCACTATGTCTTGGGGGCTGAGCCCCCACTGGATGACATATGCGAGGAAGCCCATTACGGGCCCGGATCGACGGTGTCGATTCGTGGACGCGAAACTCATTATGCTCGAAAACTCGAAGCAGAAGAACGCGTTCCCCAAGCTGTGAAGTATGCCGCGCGCGCCCTGATGCATGATAAAGCAACATGGGCACACATAGGTCTAGACCCTACCTACTCTCATCTCGAGAGTGCACGGGAGGGCTACCTGCGTGAAATGGAGACGCGGCTCCTAGGGAAAACGGTTACTACTGACCGTCTCATGTTCATTCACAAGAACATGGAAGTGCTCCGCTCCATCGGGGCCCAGCCGACCTGCTCTGGCGCTGTACAACTCGGGGTTCACTCCGTGGTGTCGCGCCTCTTGCTTGAAAGGGCAGGCATTGATCTCAGTGATCAGGGCTGGAACCAGCAACTTGCGTCTTTAGGATCTCGAGAGTGGCTCACCGAGAACCCGTTCTGCACCTTAGATAAAAAGGATGCCTCGAACTTGATTGCTAAGCTGTTGGTTAGACTCTACTTTCCTCCGCCCTGGGCAAAACTGCTCAGTCACATCCGAACACCCGGGTACATCGCCCCCCCAGAAATGGGGGGAGGTGAACACGAGTATGAGATGTTTGCGGGGATGGGGAACGGGACAACCTTCGTGGTTGAAACGCTCATCTTCTGGGCTGCAACGTATGCAACTTCAGAGTACTCATCAGTAGAGGGATATGTTGGAAGCAAACAATACGCCGTTTACGGTGATGACGTCGTCCTCAGGCGACTTCATGCTCGGCGCTACATGCGCTTTGCTATGTTCTTGGGGCTCCGCTTCAACATGAAAAAGACTTTCCTGGCCGGACCTTTCCGGGAAAGCTGTGGTGCTGATTATTTTGGGGGTGTTTCGGTTCGTCCGGCGACCCTTGATTCCGAAACGGGAGAGCTTGAAATGCTCGACCTTATCGGTTTTCACAACACACTCGCTGACAATAAGGAGTTCCCTCTTGAGGGAGCTTGTCGGCGCATTCGAGCCCTTTGGAAAGGCTCGGTGTATCCTTTTCTTCCGACTGACCCACAGGGCAACCTCGGGTTCCGACCAGTCCGTTGCGCACACTACGACGTGTTGCGTGACAAAACTGGAAAGGCCTCTGTGTCCCCTGTCTGGCAACGCCCCAGGACTTACATCCTTAAGGTGACGCCTCAGTACTCTGATCTCGGAAGATTGGACCATTGGACTCAGATCGCAGTAGCCCTACTGCGTGCTCGTCAGAGCTCTGAGTCGTTCAAGTCATGGTCTTTACCTGTGCGGAATTTGACCACTACCAGAGTGGTTACCGAACAGGACCTCAACAGAGGTGACCTTATACTCATGCTGAGAAATCAGCTGAGCCGACTTGCTGTCCGAAAAGGCCAACCGTGG